GATCCAACCGCAGATAAAGAAATTGGCGATTGTATAATCAAATGTAAATAGTTCTGTTTGGCCGTTTAAGCAGAATAAAAACGCTCCAACCCAAAAGCCCATACAAAGCGGACAATAGAATAGAAGTGTCCACATTTTGTTTGGGTCTTTGTTTGGTCGGAGGAAATCGAATATTTTGCCATATATAAGAATAAACGTCAAACCATAAGCGGCAAGTATAAAATTTAACATATTTCTCCTAATATGTGTAGCGTCCATACAAGTATGGCGCAAATAGATTATGCTGTAAGATTGAGCCCTTTTCTTCTGCATGCGGTACTTCACCCAATTCAGTATGATTCTCTTCATCTGGTTTTAACTGAGTGTCTTGCATCATATCATCATGGCCTTTCTTCATTTTTGAAGATGGTGCTTCAGATTGTATCCATTCAGACAACTGATAAATTGTTGACTTAATTGAGTCTCTTTCTGTTGATTCGTGAATCTTTCCTTCGAGAGAACCGTAAACATTGCCTCCTTGAATTGAATCATATTCAATTATTCCATTCTTTCTCATCCATTCCATAAGGCGTGATTCTGCTCCATAGACAACTTCAGACATTAAATCTTTTGGGAAAGCAATAATCTTTTTCTTCTCGATCATAAGGACGATATCAATATCAGCATGGTCAAACACAAGTAAGTCCCCGTTAAGAGCTTTTCGAATGTTTAATTCAAACTGAATTGTTCTTTCATTTGGATTTACAATATTAACCCCTATTGGAGCAGGTGTTATTTTGATTTGCTTATCCTTTTCAACATCGATGCTAATCATTGGATCTTCTTCTGCTGTTCTAACATTAATACCAACAGCTGTTGGGATAACATCAATATCAACATCTTCATTTAAAAGATCTGTTACAATATCTTGTGGTGGTTTATACATTTTTATTGATCTCCGCTAACAGGTCTTGAATGTAAAAAACATCTTTGACCATACCTTCAGTTAAAGGCTTCTTTTTAAAATCTTCAAGTTTTTGTTTGACAAGGGATACTTTATCAGCCCACTTACCCTCGGTTATTTTCTCACATTCTGCCTTAAGTCTTCCAATCTCCTCATTCATAAACATCTTAAGTCCCAGTCCATTGTCTGAAAAAGATGTGATGTAGTTTGTTAAGAGGTCTCTCTGTTCTTTCAATAAGGAGTTTTTATATGAGCTATTGAACTTGTCAACAAAAGTTCTATAAGTCAATGAGTCAAGGGTCTTCATTTTTTCCTCTTTAATCGCTTCAGATTGCGAAATAACAAGGGTCTTGAGTCTTTCCTCTATCAATAGGCGGGTCTTTGGTTTAAGGCCATCAGAATTGAAGTATTGGCCTATTGTTGCTATGTTCTTGTAATTGGGTATAAAGTTGCCAAAAGCTTCTGGTAGGAAATTGTTGAATTCTTTTATCAATTGAGTTTGTTCATTAAAGATAACTTTGCGATCCAGTGAATTCCAATCTTTCTTTACCTCTTCAATGAAGCGAATCCCAAAAGACTCTTTAATCTCTTTGGTTTCCATTAACTCTTTATACATCTGTAGGTCTTCTGCCAACATTGTTCCTTTTGAAAAATATTGTTTTAAAATTCTTACAATCTGTTCTTTTAATTTTAAATCTTTTCGTACAACTGCTTTGGTCATTTCTTTGATTAGGCACTCGTAAAGAAAAGCGGTATTTCTTTTCTTATTATGTTTCATCGATTGGTTCCTTTTTGTTTAATGATTCGATAAGTGACTCAATTTCTCGAGACACAGTCTCTAACTTCTGCTCTTCTTCCATATAACCACCCTTGGCTTGGGAAAGAGAATATTCGTTTCCAATGTAACCTTTGTAGAGGTTTCGACTGGTTGAACGTGATGCCTCGATTCCTGTTGAGCCGAGCATTGATTTTTTCATGCCTCCTTTGTTATAAGAAGACTGGTGACGCTTGTAGGGTCCTCTTCTTGCATCAGGTTTATTAAAACCTTTTTTACGAGGAATATCGACATATCCTGGTGAGTCATCTCTTTTTGCAGATGGTTCGGCTAGGAGATCATCATCACCCCCTTCGTCTCCTCCGGTCTCTCCACCACCAAGGTCACCACCAAGATCGTCTCCTCCAAGGTCACCGCCTAAATCTATATCTTCATCACCTCCACCGAGGTCATCCATTCCACCAGCAAGGCCTCCACTTCCACCAGCATCTTCTCCAGCTTCTCCACCACTTGCAGCGGCTTCAAGCTTAGCCATGAACTTTTTATCAAAAAACATTTCCCTTTGATTGCGTAGGAATTCACCTTCGGACATTCCAAATACGTGTTCTGCAATCCATCGTTTGGAGAAATACCCTTCTGTTGCATTGCCAGCTACAGAGAATTTCTTATCCCAATGTTCGAGTTCTTGAAGTTCAGCTATTTTTGATGGGTTATTTAATTGCAGAGTAAAGGTCAGTAAATCATCGTTTCTATAGCCTAAAGTATAAAGATGGATAATTCCAATCTTTTCTAACTCAGCTAGAGCAACCCTTTGCAATCTTTGGATAGTTCTTGCAAATCTTATATCTTTCTGAGCTAGCGTAGTTTTATCTTCAGAAGCTCCTTCTCCCATAGTTAAATAAGATTGGGGTATTTTCAACGCAGCAAACAACTTGTCTCTCAAATACTTAACATCATCAATTCCTCCATTGTAAGAAGCACCGGGCAAACTTGTTATATCTGTTGCTGATTGCCCTCCACGAATTGGTATATAATAGTCTTCCTCAATTGACAAAGGATTGTAACGTAGGTCAACACGACCAGTAGAAGGATCAACAACAGAATGTCTTTTAAGTTGTGTCATGACCTTTTGCATATATTGTTCAACATCTTGAGGTGGAACACCTCCAACGTCAATTTTAAATAATCTTCTCTCGGGAGCACGAACGATACGATAAGCCATCATTGCATCTTCCAAAAGTATAAGTTGACGGTGAATGCGCCTACAGGCTTCGAGGACTGATGTTCCATAAGGAGCATGTTTATCATTACCAAGGACTCTAAAATGGGCAACTTGCCAATTTTCTAGCGTTAGTCCTGCTGTGTTCCATTGGTATTGAACGTAATTAGGATTACTTTGGTCCTCACCCTCGAGGCGCTCGATCTCTCTAGTAGGTAGACCAATTGCAGATCGAATTCCCATATCTTCATCAATGTCAAGATATAAGAAAAAATCACCGTACTTACACATTGTTCGTGCCCAACCAAATAGATTGTGTTCGATATTGAGGATGTTATGGTACAAATTATGGAGGATGTGTTTAATTTCTTCGTTCGCACACTTAATATTAAGCATTGGGCGAAGCGCAGTATGAGTTGTCATCTCATCGGCATAAATATCTAAGGAAGAGGCTATCTCTGGCATGTATTCCATTTCGTCAAAATCAACATAACGTTCAGCACGATTTCTGTTAGAAATCATGTTTAAAGTAACAGAATTTATCGGGTTATATTCCCACTTCTTAAATTGTGCACCAGAAGCAGACTTGAACTTTGTTGCATAATTGTCTAACTGTCTTCTTCGCAACATTCTACCTGTCTGTGTGCGCCTTTGGGTAATAGGTCCTGATAAAAGTTTGGTCAAGGCCTTAAATAAGTCCGATTGCGGATTATAAGGCGATTTTTTGTATTTTGGCATGTTTAGTCCTTTTCGTAATAATTAGTCATATTATATCATAAAAGTAGATAGTTGTCAAACTAACCTTTGAAAATCCAAGCAAAATCCTTATAGGTCTTTTGAAAATCCTCAAACGCTTCTTTCGTTTTTGTTCCAGTGTACCCTCTCATTCCTTTTATTGAGGTGTTTATTGTAGTTGTCGAGGACTTGATTGATGATATCATTGCTTCTTGATACAGCTTGTCTTTTTCTGATACCTCTAGGGCTGTATCTCTAACCCAACATGCAATAGCGAGAGACATTATCAAATCATCATGATAACTCCTCATTGCTTGTGGCTTTCCATTATTCCAAATAAATGTTTTTACCTCTTGAAACAAACGAGATGATTTTGGTTTAACCAATTTATTTCTTATGTATTCCTCGAGTTTTGCAACAATGAGAGGTCTTGTTTTACTTGAGGTTGTGAAACCAATGACAGCATTTGTACTATATTCTCCTTCTAAAGGATCAACGTATTCGTGTGTTGATTTGATTGAATAATACAAGTTTGGGTATCCAAGATCCCTAACTTTTTCGCAAACTGCAATTCCAATTCCAATATTCTCAATTACCATTAAGCAGTTGCCATATTCTTTTCCGGCATCATTTAAAATATTAGCAAAATGATCCATCGTTGGTTTGCCTTGATACTCGGCTACAACTTCCATAGTGTCTGTTCTTAGGACATGAAACACAGATGAGTCCGCACCATCTCCTCTCGCAACGTCTGCTACGAGAAGATAAGGAACACCTTCTTGGTACTTCTCCCACATCCACATGTTTCTATCCCAACCAGTTCTATACTCTGGTTCTTGTTGACTCTCAAATAACCACTGAACATCATCAGGATGGATAACTGTTTCTCCTGATGTGTTGAAATTACACTCCAGCTCTTGAGCTATTTGTCTCCGAGACATGTTTTTTGTTTCTTTGTCAAACCAAGTTTGATCCCGTTCGGGATGAATATCCCACTTAAGAGAAACAGGGTGAAACTCATTGTCTCCAGCCTTGGCATCTGTATAAGTTCTGTGAAACCAATTACCAACACCCATGGGAGTTGACAAGGCAATACAACGACCCCCTGTTGATAATGTAGGGTAAAGACCAGCCCAAAGCTCTTCGAGATTGTCAACGTGAGCTGCCTCATCTATAATTAATAAAGATAGGGCCTCTGAACGACCAGCGTCCGCTGATGTTCCGACTGCTTTTATTGTAGATCCATTTGACAGTTCGAAGGAAGTTCTGTTATCTATCGTAATATTAGCAACCTGCATCCATTTTGGGAGATTTTTCATCACCTGTTTTACTTTCTTTACTAAGTTGGCTGCTGTTCCAAATTTGGTTGCCATAACAAGTATGTTCTTTTCTTTGTGAAATAGCATAAACCAAACAGCATAAGCAGCTGAGATGGTGGAAATACCTAATTGCCTTGCTTTAAGAATAACAGTAAAACGATAATCATTGAAATCCCTTACAAGGTCATCTTGATAGGGATAGGTATTAAAAGGAATTAAACCCCTAAGAGGGTGAGAGATCCGACAATAATTATTTATAAAATATATTGGATCTTTTCCGCTTTTAAGGATTTCTTTTATTATATCTTGCTTTGAAAGCTTTAGAGTCATGAGTCCCTATATAGTTGATAATCTGCTTTATAACGGAAAGGGGTTTTCATCGTAAGCAACTGGCTCAGGCGAATCAGACATATGGATACTGGCTGCTTCTGGTTGTTCTAATTTAAATCTTGCAACCATATCATCAGTAGCTGCAATTTCTCTATAATCAGGATAGTTTTCTTTTAGCCATGCCAACCAAACATGTTCAGCTTGATCTCTAGCTTCCTTATCAGCATTATATTCTGCCGTCTTGGCATCTTCTCCAGAAGAATCCCAACTGCTGGTGTCGAAAATTTCTCCACCTTCCATTTCAGTCATAACACTTTCAAGCTCTTCCTTAATAATCTGTTTTAGCATTTTGTTTGTAAATTTCATTTTTGGTTCGCTCCTTTTTTGCGTGTATCGTTACTTGGACGTTTGTCTGTGAACTTTTCTAAGAATTTTCTTGTTACGTCTCTTGTTGAATCAATTGACGGAGCAAGGATTGGTAGAGATTCAATTCCACCTACTTTAAAATGCTGTTGTGCCTCAACCCAACTTCGAACTCGTGAAGTTGATTGAACCAAGATATTTGGCTCACCTTTAGAAGTTAGTTTTACCGAGTTTCCTGTTACAACTTTATACTCTTTCTGGAGCCAGTTTTTGATTTTGTTCATCATAGAAGTTATGTTTTGTTCGAATTTGCCG